GTCTCACACACGAAGAAAAAAAATCTCATTAAATGAAACTCTATCATTTTGTGAAAAATATACTTGGCACAAAATTGAACCACTCTGATATAGAAATACCAACCAAAAATTTAGACATACTAGAAGTCTTTACAAAAAAACCACAAGATATAGGTAGTGAATTATCTAGATCACAAGTTAGATTAAAACTAGATATACCATGCAAATACTTTATCAATAGGGGATTTCTACCAGAAACGTTAAACACATTTGATGTTGGTATTTGTAAAGAAAAAAATAAACCTATGTCTGGCAGATCTGTAGTACCAATATATGATCAATCATATAAATATGTTGGATGTGCTGGTAGAGCATTGAACAATGATTTGCAACCTAAGTGGTTATACAGTAAAGGCTTTAAAAAAGCTGTGTTATATGGTATGCATATAGCTAAATATGATATATTACAAACCGGTAACATCATTTTGGTAGAAGGTCAGGGCGATGTGTGGAGGATGCACGAAGCTGGATATAAACAAACAGTAGGTATTTTTGGTTCCAGTATCAGTGATGATCAACTATTACTAATGGAAAATAGTGGAGCATGTAATGTAATTATATTAACAGACTCAGATGATGCTGGTGATATGGCCTATAAACAGATAGTCAAAAAATGCGGTCGTAGATTTAATTATTATCGACCACGAATTTCAGCCAAAGATGCTGGCGATATGAAAATATCAGATCTTCAGAAAGAACTAGCACCCCAACTAAAAGGAGTAATTGATGCAAACTAGAATTTTAGCTTTTGCTGGTCATAAACAGGCTGGAAAAACCACATGTTCTAATTTTTTACATGGCTATCAACTTAGGGCTAATGGCGTAATTGATGGATTTGATATTACTACAGATGGAAAGCTAGTTATAAAAACGGCAATCATAGACGATGATGGCAAAGAGAAAGAAGGATTGGGATTATTAGAGACTAACAGATTAGATGCAGAGTTTGCAGAGTGGGCGGTATATAATATGTGGCCGTTCATTAAGAACTATTCATTTGCAACACCACTCAAAGATATGTGTATCGGTTTATTTGGCTTACAACAAGAAAATATATATGGCAATAATTCCATGAAAAATGCCAATACATTCTATAGATGGGAAGATATGCCATCTGTTATTACAGATAAAGATTTACTTGCAAATCCAGAAATCAAAAAATTAGTAGACAGCGGAACTCTACATTATCATCCAAGAGGCAAGATGACACATAGAGAATTTTTACAATTCTTTGGCACAGATATATGTAGAAAAATATATGAGGATATCTGGTATAGTAGACTATTGAATGATATTAATCATGAGCAACCACTAGTGGCGATTGTAGATGATTGTAGATTTATCAATGAAGTAAATGCTATACAAAAGGCTGGTGGTAAAGTGATCTATCTAAGTAGAAATTTATATGATGACAATCACAGCAGTGAAGCCGAGTTAAAACAATGTAATAGCTTTGATGCAACTATCGATAACCAAGATCTATCTATACATGAAACTAACATAAAGCTTATTGAGATATTAGATAGCTGGGGCTGGCTAGGTAAAGAGATAATACCAAATAATAAGTCAATGCTACAAAAGGTTGGTGGCATACATAAAATAAAGGAATAAAATGATCATTACATATATTCGATCATCCAGTTATAACAATTATGAATATTGTCAGATGCAATATTTTATTACATATGTTTTAGGACATCAAAGCATATCTGGTAAAAAAGCACAGCTTGGTACTATTGTACATAAGGTAATGGAGTGTTTAGCTAAATGTAAACAAGTACTACAATCTAGCAACACAAAAAAATCTTTATCTATTAATGATGATGCAATTGGTGATATATCATTTACTGCTAATTCTTTGTTTACTAAATCTTTTGTGGATAAACTCGTCATTCGAAGTTATAACAGTTATACAAGCAAATGCAGTCATGATTATCATGCAGCAGACTTGACTTTCTGTAAAGATTTAGTTAAAACAGCATTAGAATATAACGATGGACAATTTGATCCACGAAATAGAAAAATTATTGCCGCAGAACCACAGTTTGATCTACCAATAGAAACAGATTGGGCGAAGTATGAGTATAAATTGCCAAATGGAAAAATAGTTAAAGGTCAGTTAGCTATTAAAGGTACTATCGATCTTGTAACAGAAGTAGACAAAGATGTAATAGAAATTATAGATTGGAAAACTGGGAAAAGACTTAATTGGGCAACCGGAGAAGAAAAAACATATGACAAGCTATGTCAAGATCCACAATTAATGTTATACAACTATGCCACATCCAAGCTTTTTCCAGAGTACAAACAATCAATCATGTCTATCTTTTTCATTAAAGACGGTGGACCATTTAGCATGTGTTTTGATGAACAAGATCAAAATAATTTCTTATCTATGCTAGAATCTAGATATAAACAAATTCAACATAATGATTTTCCTAAGCCTATTTCCCATGATAGATCTAATTTTAAGTGTACAAAATTGTGCCACTTCTACAAGAACAATTGGCCGGGAACAAATAAACCAATGTGCAATTATGTTGAAGATCATTTAAGAGCTTTTGGATATGATGAGACAGTAGAAAAATGCACTAATGATAATTTTGACATAGGATATTATTCAGCACCGGGTTGATTATGCTAGAAGTAAAAATCACAGAATCAATGAAAGAACGGGCTTTTCAAAAGGCCAAAGATATGGGTAAATTGGTAAATTCTATTACTAATGGTGATGGTAATTTAGCTGGATTTTTAGGAGAAGAAGTAGCTAATTCTATTATTAATGGAACAATTAATAATACTTATGATTATGACATCATAAAAGATGGAAAAAAATATGACGTAAAAACAAAAAGATGTACAAGTAAACCAAAAGAATATTATGAATGCTCAATAGCCGCATATAATACTAAACAAAAATGTGATACATATGTATTTGTAAGAATAGAATACAAAAACAATAATTGGGGCAGAGCTTGGATTTTAGGATTTTTTCCTAAAACAGAATATTTTCAAAAAGCAATATTATTGAAGCGTGGAGATATCGATCATAGCAATGGTTTTATTGTAAAAGCTGACTGTTATAATATGGCAATCAAGGATCTTCATCAATATGGCTGAGTTACTTGACCTACACAAAGAATTTCATCTTGGCAATTTATTCACATATAATGTTGGCAAAGAATTAGCTAATTTGCTATGTGATAAATTCAGAGTCATTCTAAAATATGATAGTAAAGAATTACCAGTATTTAATGATGATTTACTAAACATTGAAATAGCAACTTCAAGAGAAACACACTCTATACCTCATAATTTTTTTAGAGATGATGTTTATGCTATATTTCAAAACTATTTCATGTTAGATAAATGGGAATATCCAATATATAACCCACTATCATATCCAATGCCAATAGGTACGTTTGTAGATTTTGATCAATTTAAATCTATAGAAATTAAACCAATTCCAGAAAGAAAATATGATTTTTCTTTTATTGGACAAATACCACATACTGGCACTAGAGATTGTTTCAAAAGAAACATAGAGCAATTAGTATTAAAAACTGGTAAAAAGTTTAGATATGTATTAGAATTTACTACTGGCTTTAATGGCGGGTTATCTCATGGAGAATATGTCGAGTTATTAAATGATTCGAAAATAGCACTGTGTCCACCCGGAGCATATAGTCTAGAAACATTTAGATTTTTTGAGTGCATAAAAATGGGGGCGATTCCGATGGTTGAAAGATTGCCTAAACTGTGGTATTATGAGAATGCACCGTTCTTCAAGTGTAGGTGGCATGAGTTAGATTTTTATTTATCTACATCATTGAATTACTTAAATAGTATTACATCCAGAAGTATGTTTGAAAAATTAGCCACATATAATATGCAGATATTAAATGAGCAACAGCTTGCATTACATTTATATACTGTTTTACAACACAGAAATAATATAGATAAAACAATCATGCAATCAGAAATACAAAGAATAAGAAAAGAGTTACAATAATATGTCTAATATTGCATTAAACTGTAAAACACATTTTAGCCTGCTAACTGGTTTATCACAATGCGAGGACTTAGCCAAAAGATGTAAGGAATATGGATATGATGGCTGTGTTATAGCAGATAAGAACACAATATCTGGAGCGGTTGAATTTCATCAAGCCTGTATGAAAAATGGCATTAAGCCAATTATAGGATGCGATTTTAATCAATTTATATTGATTGCAAAAAATAAATCTGGATGGTTTGAATTAATGAAAATAGTTTCAGATATAGACCATATGCTTTTAGAGGATATTGCTAAAACAAATAATATCTTATGTATGTCTAATGACATAAATCTAGAAAAGATATTTCTAGCCAACTTTATTAAATGCGACATAAAGCAATATGCCATATATTATGTTGATCAAAAGGACGTAGAATGTCATCGTATTTTATTGTGTGCAGATCAGAAAACAACATTGCCAAATATCAAGAAAAAGATAAGAAATAATGAAGAGTTTGAACATATGGAATTTTTTACTAGAAATGACTCCTATCTAACCGTACCATCAAATGATGCTTCTTATCAAATAATTGCTGATAAATTAAACATGTTATGTGAGTCTTATGACATAACAGAAAAACCACGACTACCAAAATTTCAATGCCCAAATGATATTAATGAAAATGATTATTTGAGGCAGTTATGTAGAATTGGGTGGATGGATAGATTAATCAAAACTGGTAAAATATTGAATGAAGATAAAAAGACGGAATATACTAATAGAATAAAACATGAACTGGATGTAATACTAAATGCAAATCTCGCCGGATATTTTCTAATTGTGCAAGATATAGTCAATGAAGTCAAGCGTAGAGGATGGTTAGCTGGTCCCGGTAGAGGTTCAGCCGCAGGGTGTCTGGTATCGTTTCTAGTAGGAATTACAGATGTGGACCCAATCCAACATGGTCTACTTTTTGAAAGATTCTACAACGAAGGTAGAAACACTAAAGACCACATCTCGTTACCAGATATTGATGTCGATGTACCAGCTGAATATAGAGATAACATTATTGACTATATCAAAACAAAATATGGACATGAAAATGTATCTCAAATGATTACATTCGGTAGACTACAAGGTAGAGCAGCATTAAAAGAGGTTTTAAGGATTAATGATGCCGTGTCATTTGCTGAAATGAATGAGATAACTAAAAGAATACCAAACGAGGCAGAAATCTCTGATCAGCTAGAATTAATGGGTGAAAAATCTATCATTAATTGGGCATTAGATAATGACGCTGAATCATTAAAGAATTGGTGCTATAAAAACGAAAATGGCACATTAGAAGGACCGCTAGCAGATATATTTAAACAGGCAATCGACATTGAGGGTACTAATAAGTCGCAAGGCAAACATGCGGCTGGAGTATTAATCTCTCAACAAAAACTTCTAGATATATGTCCAATGGTTAAAGACAAAAACGATCAAATGATAGCCGCATTTGAAATGAACGATTTAGAAAGCCAAGGACATATCAAGTTCGATATTCTTGGAATTGATTTATTAAGTAAGATCATGGAGATTATTGGAGACGAAAATGACAATAACTAAGCAAGATATTAAAGCTGTTGTTTTTGCTGGATGCGCTGTAGATTGTGGTGGTGTGTCTATATGTAACATAGAAAATCATCTCAAGAACAAATTGATATCCAGAGCAGCAAAGTACCAAGTTTGGTCAGATAAGCATCATTGTTATAATATGTATCATAATATTGATGAAGCTGTAGATAAATTTTTTGCATTAACCAGAGGAAAATTGAATGGCAAATCATAGAGATTATATTGTGTTCGACTTTGAAACTGGTGGCGCTGATCCAAATACATGTCAACCCACACAGATAGCCGCAGTAGCCATACATGCGAAGAAGTTGGAACTACAACCAAATGGAGTCTTTAATAGTGAAATTAGACCAATAATTGACGATGAAGAAGCTATTAAAGCTGGAGTAGGACCGCTTGAGGATAAGGCATTAGAGATTACCAGAAAAAATAG